CGCTCCAAACTTTATCCCGCGGGCGATTTTGCGGTAACGTTGTAAAACTGAGGGTGCCGGTTACGGGTAACAGGTACTTTATTGTGGCGCGCATTTGCGTAGGGCTGCATAAAGATGCGATAGAGGACGTCAATGGCGGATCATGGTACTCGGCAGTCGTATGCCGATGGTTGCCGGTGCGCTGGTTGTAAGGCTGCCCAGTCCGAGTATCGGCGTGCACATAAGGCGCGTGCGGCTGGTGCAACCGTGACGTCGATTGGTGCGCCTGGGCGTCGGCCGAAGGGTGTGGCGGGGCCGGCTCCGTTGGTTGTGGCTGAGGCACCTTCGGATGGTTCTGCTGTGCAGGCTGTGCTCGAGGAGCTGGCCACGTTGACTTCTGCGGAGACTCGTAAGGGTGCTGCGCAGGCTGCGTTGGCGATGGCCAGGATTTTGGATAATCCGTTGGCATTGGCGCAACAGCCTCAAGCAGCTGCCCGGTTGACGGCGATTCTTGAGGATTTGCGTAAGGGTTCGGCTCGGCGTAAGGGCCGGCTGGCTTCTGTGCAGGCGATGACGTCGAAGGCTTCGGGAGCCTAGCGGCCTTATTGCGGTGGCGCGAATTGGGGGCAGTATGCCCTGGTTGCGTCCATCATGACTTGTTGGGCGTCGTGCGGGTTTAATCCTTGTGCGGATAGTGCGTTGTTGAGTTGGAGTAGGGCGAATCCTCGGGGGCTTATTCCGAGGCCGATGCCGCCTTGGTTGAATGCATCACAGGTTTGGTGGGCGTCGGCGATTAACTGTCCTCGGTCGGCGGTGGTGACGCCGTGGTTTTTGAGGGCGCTGATGTATTGGTCGTCGGGGCCGTCGGCGTGGGCTGTGGCTGCGGTGAGTATGGCGGCGGTAGCTAGGGCTGCGAGTAGTTTGATCATTGCTGGTCTCATTTCGTTAAGAGGTTTTGTGCGTATTGGGGGCAGTAGGCGTTGACTGCGATGCTGATGAGGTCGGCTGCCGCGAATGCTGGGAGTCCTGAGTTTTTCTTTTGGTCTTCTAGGATTCGTGGGTATTCGATGTTTCGGCTGAAGTCGTCGCAGGTGGCGTGTGCGTTGTAGATGCTTTTGGTGGGGTTGTCGGGGTAGAGGTTGTCGGCTTTGAGCCAGGCGATGAATTTCTCGTCGGGTGTTTGGGGCGCTGGCGTTGGTATTGGCGTTGGTGCTGGCGGGGTTGGGACGATTACGTCGGGTGCGGTGGGGATTGGTTCGGCTGCTGTTGGTTGTGGCGCCGGATCTGAATGGTTGAGCATTGTCCATCCGAGTACGCCGATTATGACCGCGACGATGGTTGAGGCTGCGATGAATGCGCCGGCGTTGAGCCAGGTTGTGCCCCAGCTGTAGCGCTCGGTGGGTGCGTCGAGGTCGGTGGTTTCTGTGAGGGACCAGGCGTGGACGGCTTCGGTTTTGTCTTCTGATGGTGCGAGGGTTGTGTCCTCGTCGTCCATGTGTGGGAAGTCTAGTTCGGTGATGGTCATTGGGGATCTCCTTTCTTGACCCAAGTTTCGAGCCATTCGCGGATGACTTCGGAGAGGTTGCTTCCTTCGTTTTCGGCTTTGGCTAGCGCAGCGTTCCATAGGTCGTCGTCTATGCGGATGTTGCGGAGCGGTGTGGGGGGCACGTTGACCTCTCTACTAGCTGTACCTACAGGCTGTACCTACAGCAGGGTCTGCCGCAAGACTTCCTCGCCAAGAATTTCCTTAGAAAATGACAACATCAACCCTGCTCGGTAAAACCGAGCCACGCGTCTTCACGCCACCGCGGCGTGAACTAACCCCTGAGACTTCGCATGGGTTCGCCGCGATCGCCTTCGCCGAAGAGATGCTGCACATGCGGCTTTTCCCCTGGCAAGAGTGGCTGCTGAAACACGCCCTGGAGTTGAACCCAGACGCCACCTATAGGTGGCGTGTGGTCGTCGTTGAGGTGGCCCGGCAGTCGGGCAAAACGATGGTCTTGATCGTCCTGGCGTTGTGGCACATGTATGCGTTGAAGTCGCGGACGGTCATCGGTACGGCGCAGGATCTCTCCAACGCTGAGAAGGTTTGGAAAGAAGCCGTATCACTCGCCCAGGCGGATGAAGAGTTGGCGGAGATGATCCCGGCTGATGGGATTTATCTTGGTCATCCGAAGCAGTTCCAGATCATCCACAACGAGCTTGGGCGTGAGTTGACGTCGGAGTATCGGATTGCTGCGGCTACCCGCCGCGGTGGTCGTGGTTTCTCCGGTGATCTGATTTTGATGGACGAGTTGCGGGAGCATCAGTCGTGGGATTCGTGGGCGGCTGTCACCAACACGATGAACGCCCGGCCGCGGGCGCAGTGTTGGGCGTTCTCTAACGCCCCAGACGCTTTCGGCGTGGTGCTGCGGTATCTGCGGGCACTCGCGCACCGTGAACTTGGCTGGCCGGATGGCGACGAGGATGTCCAGGGCGAGATCCTCGGCGAGATCGCCGCACTGCCCGAGTTTGAGGACATGCCTGAGGTTGAGTTCGACACCGGTTTTTTTGAGTGGTCGATGCCACCGGGCTTGCCGCGGAATGACCCTGAGGGGTTGATGCAGGCCAATCCGTCGTGTAACCACACGGAGGTCACGGAGAATTGCATCACTTATCGTGCTCTGATTTCCGGTCTTAGGACGTCGCCGGCGCATATCGCTGAGGCTGAGATTTGTTGCCGTGAAACCACGCTTGGTGTTGGTGGCCCGTTTCCGGAGGGGTCGTGGGAAACAACCCGCGACGAAACCGCCAAACCGGGTGTGGGCGCGAAAATCTGTGTATGCGTTGAAGTTTCAAACCGACGCGAACAAACATACGTTACCCGCGCCGGTTTAACCACTGATGGTGTGGCTGTCGTTGGTGTCGCCCAAGACCGGGCCGGCACCGACTGGGTTGTCGACTATCTGAAAGAGCAACGCAAAACCTACACGGCTGTCGTGGTTCGCTCCGGTGCAGCATCCCCAGTGGGTGCGCTGTTGAAGGATTTGCAGGACGCGCGTCTGCCGATTGTGGAGTGGAAAGGCACCGAAATATCGGCCGGTCACGGTCAGATGTTTGACAGGTTGCGGGATTCCACCGTGTTGCATCTGCCGCACAGCGGTTTGGATGCTGCCGCCACATCGGCGGTGGAACGTAATCAGCCTGGCGGGGGCTGGGTTGTTGATCATAGTAAGTCACCGACCGATGTTGCGCCTTTGTTGGCTGCGATCGGGGCGGTGTGGGGTTTGAATCATCTGCCGGCTGTGCCGCGGGTGCATGGATGGGACATGAACAAATTGGAGAATCGGGCTCGTGAGCGCTGACAACGGGATCGGCACAGCTGGACGGCTGCACGCCGTCGAAAATGAGCCGACTGGTCAGCGCGCGAACTGGCCGAAAGGCCCCGTACCGTTTCCGCGCACCAAAAACACGCCCGAAACCACCGATTCTGGCTGGAATTGGCGTGAAATCCTGTCCACAACGGGTGAAATCGCCGGTATTTCAGCGATTTCGGCCGGTGCTGCCTGGTACTCGCCCGGAATCGGTTTGATCGCCGGCGGTGTGGGTCTTGTGGCGCTCAGTTTCGTTGCAGGCATACCGCGCCTGCCGTACAGGGAGCCTGAGAAGCGGTGAGTTTGTTCGCGCGACTTCTACCACAGCTCCGGGAGCAACGGGCTACGCCTGAGCAGCGGGTGCTGGGTCTGCCTTCGGCGTTCGCGCCCGGCGGCTACGACGGCATGTACCCCGACACCTTCGGTGAGTTGCGCGCGATGCAGTCGATGGCTGTGTTCGCCTGTGTGCGTGTCCTTGCGGACACGATCGCCGCGATGCCCTGGTATGTGTGCAAACGCGACAAAGACAACATTTCACACCGGGTTTATCCGACACCCACGGTTATTCGGCAGCCGTGCGCGGACATGGACTTGTTTGAGTGGAAATGGATGGTCGTCGCCTCGCTGGCGTTGCGCGGCAACTCCTACCACCTCGTCACCGGCCGCGACAACGAAGGCAACCCGACAGGCCTGCTGCCCATCCACCCGGACTACGTGTTCCTCGAACGCCGGGTGAATGTTCTCGAGTGGTACGACCCGATCTATCGGGTGTTGGGGGAGCGTGTCCCGCGTGAGGACATCATCCACATCCGCCGATTCACACTGCCCGGCGAACCGTGGGGCCTGTCACCCATCTCGCAGGGCGCCCGCGCTATCGGAATCACCCTAGCCGCTGAAGAATACGGCCACCGCTACTTCAAAGACTCCGCGAACCCGTCAGGACTTTTGCGCACCGACCAAACGTTGACCGATGAAGAAGTCGAACAAGTCCAGGCTGAGTGGCTGAACAGCCACGCCGGCCGACGTCACCCCGCGGTGCTGTCGGGTGGGTTCGATTTCAAACCGATCAGCATCAGCCCCGAAGAGTCCCAGTTCCTCGAGACCAGGCAGTTCCAAATCTCCGACATCGCACGCCTTTACGGTGTGCCACCACACCTGATCGGCGACCAGGAAAAAGCCACCTCGTGGGGCACCGGCATCGAATCCATGAACCTCGGCTTCCACACCTATTCGCTGATGGGCTGGACAACCTGCATCGAATCCGCGATCAGCGCCTTCCTCCCTCGTGGGCGTGTCGTCCAGTTCGACCCGTCCGCCTTGCTGCGTGGTGACTTCAAGTCCCAGGTTGAGGCGATCAAACTTGCCCGCGAAGCGAGCTTGTTCAGCGCAGACGAGGGACGTCAACGCCTTAACCTGCCGCCGATCAAGAACGGTGACGGCTATATCCAGCCGATGAACTTCGCACCCCTCGGTTTTGATCCGGCTGTGACGCCGATGCCGAAAGTTGTTGAAGGCGGCACAACCCCCGGTGGGGGCGGCGGGCAGGAGCCCGAGGCGCCAGGAATCGGCGCCAGCCGCAACCTAGTCGAAAAGTTGTGCCGACTCGACAGGGACGGACGAACTGAATACTACGACTTCCCCACCGAAGACGGTGAACCAATGGAGGAATCATGACCGGCCGCGACGAACTAATCGACATCCCGGAACGCAGGTCCGTTCCCATAGCGGAGTTCGATGTCAAAGAGAAGAATGGCACCGCGCACGTCGAGGGCTATGCATCTGTCTTCGACAAGGGATACGACATCCTCGGCGGACCGGACTCTGGTGTTGGCTGGACCGAGTTCGTCGATCGGGGTGCGTTCAAGCGGACGTTATCAGAAAATCCAGATGTTGTGGTCTTAGAGAACCACGTCGGTGGACCACTAGCCCGAACAAAGAGTGGCACACTCGCATTGGCGACCGACAGCACGGGTCTGATTCCTCGATTCGATCTGGATCTGCGCGACCCGCAGGCGAAATCTGTGTTCATCAAGTTGGACCGCAAGGACTACGACGAAATGTCGTTCGCGTTCCGGGTCAGAAAGAACACGTGGACTGAAAACGACACCGTCCGTTCACTCGATGAGGTCTCTCTCCACAAAGGCGATGTCAGCATCGTCAACTTCGGCGCCAACCCCTTCACCTCCGTGGGGTTGCGCTCCGCCGTAAAACTGTTGGCACGTGAAGAGTTCAGCGACGAAGAGATGGCCGAACTGCGGGGCATGGCGGACCAGGTCGACCGCGCGATGGCTGCGCTCGAGCAGGCCCGCGCCGACGACAAGCCTTACGGCGATGTGGCTTACGCGGACCCAAAAAACGGCAAGTACCCGATCAACACCAAAGAGCATGTCCAGGCTGCTTGGTCGTACATCAATATGCCGAAGAATCAGAAGGAATATGACGCCGCCGAGCTGATCGAGATCAAGGCCCGCATCCGTGCCGCGGCGAAGAAGTTCGGCATCGAAATCAGCGACGATGAGAAGAACGCGCAGGAAATCATCGAGATAGTTCGCCGCGCAGTCGACGGACCCGGCTGGCAAGACGACGCCCTCGACGCCGACAACGACGGTGGAGGTGACTCGCTCGCCCGCGCCGTCCACGATCTGGTTGCGGATGCTGCTGGTTGTGCGCCGCCGGCCGGAACCACCGACGTTCCCGCCGACTCAGATAACCCGTTGCGGAACCTCACCTTGGTTGACGCTGTACGTGAGTCGGCGACGCCGGGCAACATCAGCGTGGCTGACGCTGTGCGGATGTGCCGACCGGAGGATTCGCCAGAGCCGCTGTCGCTCGCGGACGCTGAACGCCTCGCTAGCTGATACCCCCAAGATAAGCAACCGCGGCTTAATTACCCGCGGCTAGAAGGCCCCCATTCTCCAGGGTGGGGGCCTTCGTCAACCCTGGAGAAAAGATGTCTAACGGGTCTGTCGCCCCACAGTTGACGATATTAGAACGGCAGATAGATGAACTGCGTAAGGCTAGGCGTCGGCTACTGCCCAACGGATCTTCCGAAGAATACGCTGCATCGGTCGGCGATGAGTTCCGGGCGCTATCAGCAGCTATCGAAGGATTGCGCGACCGAATAGCCGATGAGCGTGAGCGGTTAGGCATAGAGGCGGTTCCTTGCGCTGTTCGAGACGAACGCAATAAGGCAGAGCGCAAGTTGGCCGGGTGGCTTCGTAGTGACACGCGACATGGTGGCCCAAGCGATCCCAAAGGCTGCTTTGTTTACATGCTGCTCGGCGACGACGAGGACGTGCCAATCTACGTCGGTCAGTCCGAGAACATCTACGGGCGATTGGGCGACCACTTGCGGAACCGTGACCGCAAGCACTTGATAAAGGGGATACGCACCTACCGGTGCAAATCCAAAGAACATATGGACGAATTAGAGGTGGCTCTAATTCGCAAGTTTCTGCCAGTACTGAACGTCCAACACGTCGGCCGCTAGCCGGTGTTGACACATTTTGGCACCGAGTGCCATAATGCGCTTAGAGATAGTTCTGCATGCAACGGACACCCGACCTGCAAATTATCTAGCGACTAGCACGCAACGGACACCCGACCTGCTGGTGAGCGCAGCCAATTAACCGCGCCCAGCAGGTCTTTCCATATCGGGCGCCTACACAGAAAGGTTCCCGAAGTGGAACAGGAACAAGAGTCGTCCTATCTGTCACGACTTATCACCACCCGCAATGACCTCGCCAAAGAGCGCGAAGTTGTTGTGTCGAAGCGCGACGCTATCGTCAAGGTCGCCAAGACTGAGAACCGCGAAGTCCTGAACGACGACGAGGACCGTGAATTCCGTGGCCACGTCACCGACATCAAGCGCATTGACGCTGAGATGAAGGCCAAGGACGAGCTGATCCAGGATCTCGACGAGGAAAACCAGCGTCGGGCCGATCTGCGCACCGGTGCGGCCATCGCTCAGCGCGCCACCTCCAAGCTGGAGTCCGTCACCGAGCAGGCCGTTTACACCAAGGGTTCACAGCGGTCCTTCTTCAAGGATCTGGCTGACATCGCTATGGGACGCGACCTTGCCGGCGAAGCGCAGGACCGTCTGCGTCGTCACCAGCAGGACGTTCGTACGCTGCCTGAGTACCAGGAGTACCGCCTCGGTCTGAACACCACGTCCGGTGCCGGTGATGGTGGCACTTTCACTCCGCCCGCGTACCTGCTGGCCGAGTGGATCAAGTACGCCCGTCCGGGTCGTCCGTTCGCTGACATCATCCCGAACGAGGCGCTGCCGCACGGCACGATGCAGGTCAACGTTCCTAAGATCAGCACCGGTACCGCTGTTGGCTGGCAGGCCACTCAGAACAGCGCGCTTGGTGAGACTGACCTGACTGACAGCTACGTGACCGCCAACGTGTGCACCATCGGTGGAAACCAGACGGTCGCTCGCCAGCTGCTCGACCAGGCCGGCATCCCCATCGACACCGTCGTCTTCGGTGACCTGACGGCTGCACACGCCCAGTTCTTGGACGCGGCGCTGTACGCCGGTTCCGGTTCCAGCGGCCAGATCCAGGGTCTGAACACCCTCTCTGGTATCCAGACGGTTGCTACTGGTGGTCTGACAATCCAGTACACGTATGCGGCTATCGCGAACGCGATCCAGTCCGTCTACACGAGCCGTTTCGCACCACCGGACGCGATCTTGATGCACCCGCGTCGATGGGGCTGGTTCCTGTCGCTGCTGGACACCACGGACCGTCCGCTGTTCCTGCCTGACGCTAACAGCCCCATGAACGTGGCTGGCGTTTTGGACCGGGTCGCACCGGAGGCTGTCGTCGGCCGTATCCAAGGCATTCCCGTGATCGCCGACCCGAACATTTCAACCACGGGCGGCACCGGGTCGAACCAGGACGCGATCTACGTGGTCCGCTCGAGTGACCTCGTGCTGTACGAGTCGGGTCTTCGCGCTGAGGCGTTCCGCGAGCCGCTGGCCGCTCAATTGAGTGTGCTGCTGCAGGTTTCGAGTTACTGCGCCTTCCTGTCGCGGTACCCGAACTCTGTGGTCCAGATCACCGGCTTCACGCCTCCTACCTGGGGTAGCTAGTAGCTAGATGTGTTGTGGGGTCAGCCTTTTG